GCTTCTGATAATAGTAAAGCATCTCCTTGTGTATTTTGCCATGCTAATTCAAAATAATCACTTGCTGCTGCATCTACAACATAATTCCATGCTGCAATCAATTCTTCATTATTTGCTAATACAACATGTCCTGCTGATGCACTTACATTAGTTCCGTTTTTCTTTAACCAAATATATACATCATCTGCTCCTGTATCTGCTAAGATTTGTGCTGAGAATTGTATGTTATATGTTCCACTATTTGCTAATGTTATTTGTGAATTAGATACTATTGATACACCACTTGATATATCAGTTGTTTCAAAATTCATTGATTGAGATACACCTGCACTACCTGATTGATTTACATTACTTTGGAATGCTCCAACATTAAATTGTTTATTACCATTTGCAAAGAATGAACTTCCACTTTGAATTGTTAAACTTCCTGTTAGGGATGTGCTACCACTTACATTAAGAGTTCCCTCTACATATGTGTTAGACCCACTATCGATTAAGAAGCCTGTCTTTCTATTTGATGCTGAGGTTCCCGTTCCAACAAAGAATATGTTTTCAGCGGTTTGGTTTCTTCTACCATCGTCAGCATTAAATCTACCAAAGTATCCACCACCACTTGCAGTAATAGCATTATTGTTTGACCCAGTTAGTATTAAGCTTTGTCCCCCGATTAGATTACTACGGAAATCAACATACATGCCTCTACCTTCTACATTTGTAAAAAAGGTATTTAATGACCCAAATACTCCGTTTCCTAGCATTGTTGCCCCTGTACCAGTTCCACCATAACTTCCAGATACGGTATAAGTATTAGTTGCACCTTGTACCTGATTATTATTAAATGTTAAACTACCTGACCCAAACGACCCACTATACATACGATTTGTGACAGATATTGCAGCCGGTGATATATTATTTTGAGCAGAGATTGCTGATGCACTTGCTATTAAGGATAATGCACCATAGTTACCAGTTATATTTGCAGTGGTTCTATGTAAACCCAATCCTGCTGCCCCTACATTATTATAACTTATTGAAGACTGCAAAAAGTTATTTGATGCATTTACTGCAACAGAGGACGAATGATTGGTTATAATTAAACTACCACCACCATTGATTATATTACCTGAATAAGTTGGATTTATATTACCAGGTTGATTACGATTTGTAGTTATAGTTATACTTCCCTGATTATTATTATTGGATAAACTTATAGTATGACTACCACTAAAACCACCTGTTATTTCATTGAACGATGCAGATGCTGCATTGATTGTAATGCTACCATTATTTATATTATTTTGTAAAGTAAGTGACCCGGTAAATGCCATGGCATTTATTGTATTTGTGCTTGTTCCACCAAATATATTATTGGAATAAGTATGTGTTCCACCATTTACTGCTTGGTTAATATTTAAGACAGAGGTTCCGTTGAATATATTATTATTCATCGTAGGTCTATTCCCACTCACACTTGCTGCAGATGCAGTTATTTGTGAATTGACACCATTAGTATTGTTTAAGTAAAGGTTATTAGCACCTCCGATATATCTTGTGTATCCAGTTGTTGGTGTAGGAGGGTTTGTAAATATATTTCCACTACCAGATATAATTGTATCTCCTGTATTGTTATTATTTTTGAATACAAGATTTATTAATGAATTATTATTAGATGCACTTAAATGTAATAAAGATGCAGTTGTTGCATTAAATGAATTGGGTGTTAATGATAAACTACCACTAACATTTACCATTGAAATGTTAACATTATTATTCCAATCTGCTAATCTTAATACTCTAGCAAATGTAGATTGGTTTTGTTGGAGTGATAAGTTGGTAAATGATGCACCACTACCTGTTGTCTGAAACTTTATTTCTGCAGATGGGCCTGATTCATTTCTAAAAGTCATATTTCTACTACCCGTTCCATATAGGAAAAATTCCATTCCTCTTGTTTTCGGGTCATTTGTATCACCTGTAAACTGAAAGTTATCATTTTCATTACCATTCAACCAAGTATTATTTGGGAAATTTATTCTAGGGCCGCCACTACCTTGTAAACTTATACCTTGTTGTCCTTGCAATGTTATACCATATCCAAATGAACTACCTGATATTGTTAAAGCGTTATTTGAATTGATTGTCTGACTAGCTATAAATGTATTCGAACCTGTGATTGCAAATGCACCTAATTTAAATGTTGATGCATCACCTTTGGTAAATGTTATATCTCTTGTTGAAGTATTGAAAGATGCAGTTACTAATAAACTACCTGTGTCAGTGCTTCCACCTCCTCCGCCAGGTATTGTTATTGATGCCGTACCTGCACTTAATGTTGCCGTTACACCTGCACCATTAAAATTAAATGATGATGCGTTTCCTAATATAGTTCCTTCATCTTGTACCTGGGGTGCACCACCAGCTGCATTTATTCTGCTATCAACTGATGCTGAATAGTCTATAAAGTTTGTAACGGATGATGATAATAATCCAGAAGGTAATGTTGCTCCACCTCCACTACCTGTATTTACAGTAATAGCAAATGTAGATGTATCTCCTTTTGTAAATGTAATTGTATTCAAATTTACAGAAGCAGTTACTAATGCTAAACTTGCAGAAGTAAATAAACTTGCAGTTGCACTATTCAATGAAGAAGTTACACTTGCTAATGTAGTATCTTTTGTTTCTTGTGATGCAGTAAATGCATTTAGAGAAGTTAAGTCGGTTGTTACTGCACTACCTGTATCAACTGTAATATTAAATGTGGATGCATCTCCTTTTGTAAATGTAATTGTATTCAAACTTACACTTGCAGTTACTAATGAACTTGCAGTTACCGATGAACTAACAAAACCTAATGCACTAATTTGTGCAGATGATGATATAGTGCCAGCTGGAATTGTACTACCACTAACATCAGGAATAACTACACCGAATGTAGAACTATCACCTTTTGTAAATGTTAAAGTGTTTCCACTAAATGATGCAGTGATTAAAGAACTTGCAGTGATTGCAGATGTTACATAACTTCCAGTAGCAGCAATTAATGAGTTAATCTCTAATTGTTGTGATGCAGATGATGCATTTAAATTACTAATTGATATATTGACACTTGCACTATTAGTTTCCAACGAACTAACTCTTTGGTCATTAGATGCAGTATAAGCATTGAATGAAGAAGTTGTTACGAATGTTCCTGCACTACCTGATACATCTGGTATATTAACACTAAATGTTTGTGTATCTCCTTTTGTGAATGTTAAGTTGCGAGTACCATTATCAAATGATGCAGTTATTAATGCTAAACTTGCAGAGTTAAATAAACTTGCAGTTGCAGAATTCAAATTAGATATAGATGAATTTGCTGAAGCTGTAAATGTATTATATCCAGCATTGATATCTAATTGGGATGCAGTAAATGCATTCAATGATGTTATATCACTTCCACTTACATCAGGTAATACTATTCCAAATGTAGTTCCATTACCTTTTGTGAAAGTTAATGTTTGTCCACTTAAAGATGCAGTAGTTAAAGATAAACTTGTAGAAGTAAATAAAGATGCAGTTGCAGTATTTAAATTACTTAATGATATTAATGCGGATGCACTAAACAATTCTAAGTTTTGTGTTTCAATTAAAAGACTTGCAGTTGCAGAATTAATATTACTTATTGATATATTAACACTTGCAGAATTAGATTCTAATGAACTAACTCTTTGGTCATTACTTTGTGTATATGAATTAAATGAAGCAGTTGTTGTAAATGTTCCGTTTAATATTTGTTGAGATGCAGTGAATGCCTGTAAAGATGCAGTTACACTTTCTAATGTAGTATCCTTTGTTTCTTGTGATGCAGTAAATGCATTCAATGAAGTAATATCAGTAGTTATTGCACTACCTGTGTCTACTGTAATATTAAATGTAGTTGCGTCACCTTTGGTAAATGTAATTGTATTTAAATTCACACTTGCAGTTACTAATGAACTTGCAGTAATTGCAGATGTTACATAACTTCCAGTTTGTCCACCTAATGTATTCCATTTAGCATCATTAGATTGAGTATATTCATTTAATGAAGTTAATGGAACCGATGAAGTTAAATATGAGCCAGTTGCAGCTATTAAATTATCTATTTGTAATTGTTGACCAGCATCTACCAATGCAACACTTGCTGAATTAGCATATGATGCAGTTGCGTTAATTAAAGAATTTACTTTACTATCGTTAGATTCAGTATAAGCATTAAATGATGCAGTAGTTACCAATCCACTAATATCAACCGATGAAGTTAATACAGGTGTTCCATTAACTGTCAAACTACCTTGTACCTTAACACTACCTGAAAGAGTTTGTATGTCTGTCAACTCATCTCCGAATATATTTGAACCACTAGAATAAATTACACTACTGGTTTCAAAAGTTGTTTGAACATATGTAAACGATGCAGATACTGCTGTAATGTTTGTGAATGTTTGATTTGCAGTAAAGTTATTATCTACATTAGTTCTTGCAAAAGAAGCAGTTTCACTTTCAGTAATCCAACTACCACTTACACTTTCAATTGATGTTAATCTTTGATTTGCAGATGATGTAAATGTATTATATCCAGTATTGATATCTAATTGAGATGCAGTAAATTCATTCAATGATGTTAATGGAACTGATGATGTTAAATAAGAACCACTAGCTGCAATTAAAGAATTAATTTGTGATTGCTGTGCTGCATCTACCACTGCAACCGATGCACTATTTGCGTATGATGCAGTAGCAGCAGTTAAATTATTTATTGATGTTTCTGCACTTTGACTGAATGTGTTTAGATTACTTATAGAAATTGCCTGGCTTGCTGTGGTTGAGTTTATATTTGCAATTGATATATTGACACTAGCCGAAGTAGATTCTAAGTTATTTAATCTATTATTTGCTGATGAAGTAAATTGATTTAATGATGAAGTTACACTTTCTAATGTAGTATTCTTAGTATTTTGAGATGCAGTAAATTCGTTTAATGAAGTTAATGGAATTGAACTTGTCAAATATGAACCACTTGCTGCAATTAACGAATTAATTTGTGATTGTTGTGCTGCATCTACTGCTGCTACTGAACTACTAATTGCGTAAGATGCAGTTGCGTTAATTAATGAATTTACCTTACTATCATTACTTTGTGTATATGCATTAAAAGATGCAGTAGTTACCAAACTACTACTATTAAAAGTGTCAATAAATGAAGATGTAGATACTAATGTAGTTTTACCATTTGCATCACCTACATACACATATCCTTGTTGTAAACTTGCAGTAAAACTACCTGAAAGAGATAAGTCTCCACCTGTGTTTACTGATACTCCAATAGAATTACCTAAACCATCTTGCAAATCAATTAAGGTTGCAGATGCCGTATTGTTAGTCGCTAAATGAATTAGTGATTGATACGATTGTGAGATATAAAGATTACTTAAACTACCCATTATTTTTATTTTAATATTTTATACTGTCGACCATGTTCTAAATTCAGCATCTGCTCCACTCCATGCTGCCGGAGTTGTAGACCAAATTTTAGGATTTATCCATAAATTACACAATGCACATGTTTGAATTATGCCTGGTTGAAGTATTGGAAGGTTTACAAAATTCCAATCATCATCTTCTATTGGTTCTACTATTGTATAACACACTAAGTTGTCATAAGTATTTGATAGACCTGGTGATTTCAATGTAGAGAATACTCCACCAACTATTGTATTGTATTGTCCTGGACTTAATATTGCTTTATATCTTTGACTGGTTAAACAATCTTCAATTATAAAACCTTGGTCATTAGGGACTACTAAAAAAAAAAGACAACGATTTTTGTCATTGTGAGTTGTAAGAGTAAACTCAGCAGTCCAACCCGCAAGACCATTGTCAAACCTATCCGCAAAAGGAGTGCATATAATGTCCTCATTGATTTCAAAATTCTGGACACCTCTTTGTGTGTAAGAAGTTAAATCGTTCAGGATTGCAAGTGTATTTGCGAATATGTCTACTTTATCATTGACTTGATAATAAGGAATTGTTTGTTCGTTTGTTGTTGGGTTTGATTCGTTATCTTTATTCTTAACTTTATCAGCAACCATTAACTGACATCTGAAATTAGTAACAGATGTACCAAAATCAGATTCTAATATTTGTAAATTACCAATTGGATATTCAGTAAATTCTTTATCATCAAATTCTGCAATGTCTCCTAACGTCACCGCTTGAATAGAAGGGTGGTTAGACATTATTGTTCTAAAATAATTAACTACATTATAATAAAGTGTGTAGTTAGTGCCTGTGTTAGATATTATTGGTGTTGACATATTAATTTGGATATAATTCAAATAGACAACGATTCTTGTCGTTGTGTGTTGTTAAAGTAAAAGTTACTACCCATCCTGCTAATCCGTTATCAAATCTTTCTTCAAATTGTTTACAATTAATTGCACCAGTAATATCAAAGTTAGTAACTCCTCTTTGAATAAAAGAAGTTATGTCATTTACAATTGCAAGTGTGTTTGCCCAAATATCCATCAAATTATCTACTCCATAATACGGAATAGTTTGCTGATTAGTTCTAACATCACTTTCATTATTATTATCCTTAATCTTATCAGCAACTATTATTTGTATTTCATAATTAGTTATACTATTTGCAAATCTAGTTGATGGTATTATAACATTAGCAACAGGGTATGCAGGAAACTCTCTCTTATCAAGCTCATCAATCTCTTCGGTTGATACTGAGTTAATAGATGGATGTTGTGCCATATACTCTGCAAAGAAATTAATCAAATTGTAATAATTTGTATAATTTACATTTGTATTTGTTACTAATGCACTCATTGTTATTATAATTGTATACCACCGAAATATTGATTCGATTGGTCAGGATAAATTTGAGTTTGATTACCTATTGATTGTAAGTATTGAGGTATGTTGTTTGAATATGCAATTAAATAGTTTTGTAATCTTAATGCATAATAGTCAGCATTATTCAATGCCTTAGCTAATAAATAATCTATTTCACTTTTAGAAGGTGCAGTACCTTGTTCACTTTGTTGTTTAACACTACCATTAGATTTAAACTGAACTGAACTAAACGGAATATATTCAACGCAAGAATACCACATCAATGCATTCTTTACATAATCATCTAATAGGTCTTGATAATATATTGACAAGTTGTCAACATTATTTGCAATGATTTGTGCCTGTAAATAATCAAATAGAATAGTACCTAAAAGATTCTTTAAGTATTTATCCTGTGCAGTTCTTACAAATGGTAATAGAGCATCAGCATCTATCGCACCCTGTAATGGTGTGTTCTTAATTATATCGTTTCTATTAATAAAAAGTGCGTATGCCATAATTTATTTTTGTTTAAATGTTTCATATTCTCTTTCAAAAAATGCTGTACCGAAACTTACATTAGGTTGTGGTTCACTTTCGAATGTACCATCTTGTGTTGTTTGGTCACCTGGGTTTTCTTGAGTTGCTGGATTCTCCATAGACTTATTAGTTTCATCTTCTACTTGCTCAATTGATTTACCTGTTTCTTCTGCGGTTTGTGATAATAAAACCAATGGAGTTAATTGTTCAAAGTATAATTCCATATTATCATATCCACCTTCTGTCAATGCCATATCTAAACTATTTAATATTAAGTTTTGGAATGGACTAATAGTCATTGTTTGTAAAATACTGAATGCAGTTTTCATTTCCTCTGATTGAGAAGAGAAACCATTATTTTCAGTTCTGATACCAAATAATAAAGGAGATGTTACTCTATGTGCTACAAGTATTCTATCTTGTGTGTACGTTGCAACATAGTCATATTTCTCATGTAGATTAGGTATGTCAATTATATCAATCGTTGGTTTAGTTGCAGGGTCATCGTTGAATGATAACATAAATCTACCTGCGTTATCTGTACCTGTGAATTTAGCTTGGACTAAATCTTCAATTGTTTCTCTTTCTTCAGGAGCAGGTACACCATTATTAAAGTTTAACATTACAGCAGGTAAGAAACCATTTGTAATATTGTTTAAGTGTAGGTTACTAATCTCACCTTCACTAACTGCAAATTGCATTGCTGCAACCCAATCAGGTAATGAGTAGTAATATAAACCTGGTGAGTAATGTTTAATGTAAAGTATTTCACACTTCTCATTAGACGTACCAAATGCAGGTATTTTCTTTTTATTTTTAATCTTTCTATGGTCATTCCAATCAGTACAATAAAAATAGTTTTCTATTTTAGGATGTGAATCTAACTTCTCTGCTCTTAAATATTGAACAGGTACGTGGTAGAATTTAATTACCTTTGTGTGGTCATCATTCCAATATACTTGATACGCACCATTGCCATATAATTTTAAATCAAATGATACTCTCTTAGTTTCTTCCTGTGGAATTAACTTTTGTAATATATCATTGAATGCTTTATCTTTAGAGTATACACCCTTACCATATATTAAATCAGCGATACCTTCTACGCATGCTGAGTTAGTCGTACTTACATTATAAGTCATTGTTACTGCATCAAAGAAATCATCGTGGCCATAAACACCGAATGGAATCCAATTATATCGTGTTTTAGCATCTTCCGTTATAATAGGAAGCTGATTATT